CTCCATCAACGGCATGAGCTTCCGGTTCAGCGTCGTCCGTGAGGAGTGGCGCGACAGCGACGGCAAGGTCATCCGCGACGAGGACAAGCTGCGCGAGATCCTGCGCCGCTCCTGGTACGAGGATGTCCCGGACGACGAACTCCCTGCACGCACGCTCAAGGAGCTGCGCGTACCTGAGGCCGGGCCGGTGACGTGGCCTGCCTACACAGACACCTCCGTGTCCGTGCGCTCCAAGACCATCACTATCGACCTCGGCAGGCTCGACGACCCCGAGCAACGCCGCCAACTGGCCCGCGCCGTGCTGCTCGCCGACGTGGCCACATCCGAAGACGCGCCGCCCTCCAACCAGAACCCGCCCGACAGGCACCCGGCACCCGCCGCGCCGCCCGTTGACCGGTCCTCGCCTGGAGAGCACCCGTCCGCCATGCCGCAACGCAGGCCGAACCCCGCCAAGGAGTTCGCGCAGAGCGCCCGCGGCTACCTGCTCTCCATCGAAAGGAACTGACCCGCCATGGCGGACACCAACGGGCGCTTCCGCCGGCTCATCATGGCCGGCGTGCCGCTCACCCCGATCGGCTACCGCAAGGACGGCCGGCCCATCTACCCGATCGTCGGCGCCGACGAGCGCGATGCGACCAACACCAAGGGCCCCACCCTCACCCACTCACAGAGCATCAACCGGCTGCGCGAGATCACCTCTGAGATGGAGCGCCTCGGCGAGCTCGACGAGCTCAACCCCGAGGACGAGGCCTACTTTACCGAGCTGCGCACTGAGTTCAGCACTGTCGACAAGCACCGCAAGTACCTCGAGCGGCAGGCCCAGCTGGCTGACATCCGCTCGGCCGCCGACGGCATCTCCGCGACCGGCCTGCGCCGCGAACGCGGCTTCTCCGGCCAGACCGGCGAGCAGGGCGAACGCGACGCCATCCTGGAGCCCGACAGCATCGAGGACCGCCGGTTCCGCAACCCGTGGGACCTGTCCGAGGTGCGCACCTTCGGCCGCTCCCGTGAGGCCGTCAACGACGAACTGCGCTCCCGGGCGCTGTCGGCGATCGAGAAGATGCCGTCGGCGCCGGACACCGTCCGCGAAGCAGCTACCACCATCGTCGAGCGCTTCGACGACAAGGACGCCACCCTGGCCCGGCTGTGCCTGGCGTCCTCCTCGCCGGCCTACATCCGCGCCTTCAGCAAAGCCGCCACCAACCGGCTGCACGAGCTCGACGACACCGAGCGCCGCGCCCTGGAGGCCGTCCGCGCGATGTCGCTGACCGACTCGGCCGGCGGCTACCTGGTGCCGTTCCAGCTCGACCCGACCGTCATCATCACCGCCAACGGCTCGCTCAACGAGATCCGCCGTATCGCCCGGCAGGTGGTGGCGACCGGGGACGTGTGGAACGGCGTGTCCGCCGGCGCGGTCGCCTGGTCGTGGGACGCCGAGGCCTCCCAGGTCTCCGACGACGCACCGAGCTTCGCCCAGCCCAGCATTCCGATCTACACCGCCCGTGGATTCGTGCCGGTCAGCATCGAGGCGCTGCAGGACATGAGCAACGGCGCCACCGAGGTTGCCCGGCTGCTCGCCGAGGGCCGCGACATTCTCGAGGCCGCCGCGTTCGCCATCGGCTCGGGTGTCGGCCAGCCCACCGGCATCGTCACCGCCCTGGTCGGCTCTGGCAGCATCGTCACCTCCGCCACCGCCGACACCCTCGCCGTCGGCGACCTGTACAGCGTGCAGGGCAGCCTGCCGGCCCGCTACCGTTCCCGGGCCTCCTGGCTGGCCACCAACGCCTTCTACAACCGCGCCCGCCAGTTCGACACCGCCGGAGGCTCCGCACTGTGGGCCCAGCTCGGCGACGACCGGCCGGCCCAGCTGCTCGGCAAGCCGATCTACGAGGCCGAGGACATGGACGCCACGATCACCGCCGCGGCGGAGAACTACATGGCGGTGTTCGGCGACTTCTCCAACTACGTGATCGCCGACCGGATCGGCATGACCGTCGAGTTCATCCCGCACCTGTTCCAGCAGACCACCGCGGGTTCGGGGTTCGGCCGGCCGACCGGCCAGCGCGGCTGGTTCGCCTACTACCGCACCGGCGCGGCAAGCGTTAACAATGGCGCGTTCCGCATGCTCAACGTCACCTGAGCAGCGCTGATGGGACACACCCCGCTCTACGACGACACCCTGGCCCGCCTCACCCTGCCGCTGGCCGTCCGCACCAACGGGACGGTCAACGGCACGGCCGTCGACAAGGCCGACCCGTCCGGCGGCTACGACGGCTTCACGACCGCACTGCTGATCATCCTCACCGGCACCATCACCGACGGAACCCACACGGTGACGGTGCAGGACTCCGACGACGGCAGCAGCTTCGCCGCCGCGGCCGCCGAGCACGTTCGCGGCGGCCCGGTAGCGCTCACCTCGGCGAACAGCAACGCCGTGCTCGAGCTCGGCTACGACGGGCCGAAACGCTACATCCGGGCGTCGGTCACCACGAGCGGCGCCACAACCGGCGGCACCGTCGGCGCCGTCGTCCTGCTCGGCGGTGAGACATCCCGGCCGGTGAAGCGATGACCAGCAGCAAACCTGGAAGGAGCGCCGCGATGGCGACCGAGGACAAGACCACCGAGCCGCGCAAGTCCACCGCGGCCTCCCGCACCAGCAACCAGCAGTCGGCCGCCGGCGGTGACGTCGCCGACCGGCTGCGCACCGCTCATGAGGCCCGCGTCACCGTTCCTGGCGCCTCGAACGTCGATGCCCGGCTGGACAACCGCACCGGCGCCGACCGGCCGCCGCTGGAGTCCTTCCCGGCCAAGCCACAGCAGATCGACGGGCCCGACGTGATGCACCAGGTCGAGCACACCCGGCGCACCCTGAAGCAGCGCGAGCAGGAAGCCGGCGACCGCAAGGGCATGTTCTCGCCCGGACCGCATGGCCTCTCGGACGAGCGGCTGCGGGAAGGCGAGACCACCTTCGGCACCGAGGGGCTGACCGAAGCCGAGGCAGCCAAGGGATCCCCGAAGGCCGCCGGCTGATGGCCAAGAGAGTCAAGGAAGCGTTCTCCTTCGACGACAACGGGGTGCCGGTCGTGATGCGTGCCGGCACCCTCGTCGAGGACGACGACCCCCGGATCAAGGGCCGTGAGCGGCACTTCGAGGACGCCGATGACGCGGCCGCCCGCACCTCGGTGGCCGCGGTGGAAACAGCCACAGCCGCCCCCGGCGAGCGGCGCACCGTCGTCAAGCAGCAGTCCTCGAAGACCCGATAGCCAAGGCAGGAGGCTGAGCGGGTGGCGCGCGACTGGAAGACCACGTTTGCCGCGGCGTCGGCGTCCGCCTCCCACACCGCACCGTTCACGTCAGCGGCGATCGCCGGCCACGGGCTGATCGCGATCGCCGCGGCCCCGGCCACCATTGCGGTACCGGCGGGCTGGGACGAACACGCCGACCCGCTCGACACCGGCGAACTGTCGTTCGCGTCTCGGGTGGCGGGCGGCGGCGAAACGCAGATCGTCTGGGGTCGCGACCCGGCGTCATCCACGGCGCCGCGCACCCTCGCCGGCTGGCTGGAGTCGCGCGACGACGTCGGTGGGCTGGTCGGGACGCCCGCGAGCTACCCGGATGCCAACGCGGTCGGCGGCGCGCTGGACTTCGGCGACATCGTCGTACCGGTCGACGGCTGCCGGATCTACGTGGCGCTGTCACAGGTCAGCCCGGCATCGGCCTGGACCCCGGTGTGGTCGGGCGTGACCGGCGACGATGTGCTCACGGCGCCTGGCAACGGCTTCGAGCCAGTACGTCTGGCCGTGGCCAGCGCGGCGGCGCCGACGGCCGGTAGCTACCCGATCTCGGTGTCCGGCCTGGTGGCCGGCACGGAGTACCAGGCTGTCGTCGTGGTGCTCGGTCCCGCCGAGGATCCACCTGATCCACCGCCGGCCGCTGAGACGATCATCGAGGCGGAGAACCGGCTGGCCGGCACGCCGAAGGGCGCCTGGGACATCACCGGGGCCGGGTCCACCACGATCCAGGGCTACGCCACCGACACGTCCGTGGCCCGTGGCAGCACGCTGTCGGTCAAGGTGCACTCACCGTCGAGCGCGTGGACGGGCACGGTGTACCGGCTCGGTTACTACGACGGCGACGGCGCCCGGCAGATCACTACGATCACTGGCCCGCAGACCACCCAGCCGGACGGCACGGTCGACGACACCACCCTGATGGCCAGTTGCGCCAACTGGACCGTCAACGGCACCTGGAACGTGCCGGCCGACGCTACCCCCGGCGTCTACCTGATCAAAATCGCTCGGGACGACAATGCGACGTTGGCCAGCCAAATCGGGCCGTTCGTTGTCCGGGACACCAGCCGCAAGGCTCCGATCTGCGTCAAGCTGTCCGACACGACCTGGCAGGCCTACAACCACGCTGGCCCGGACCCGGACGACGTTCTGGCGGGCCGCAACCTGTACGGTACCGGCACCGCGGCGAGCTTCGTGTTCGATACCGGCAGCCGGGCGAAGGCGGTCAGTTACGACCGGCCGATCGTCACTCGCCAGCACATCCCGCAGACTGCCTGGGCCAACGCGGAGTACCCGCTGTGGCGCTGGCTGGAGCGTCTCGGCTACGACGTGGACTACGTTTCCTGCCTGGACGTGCAGGCTGACCCGACGCTGCTGCTCGGTCGCGACGTGGTCATCTCCGCCGGGCATGATGAGTACTGGTCGCCGGAGATGGTCGACGCCGCCGAGACGTCTCGGGACCACAGCACGCAGGCATCGAACTGGGTGTGGCTGTCCGGCAACGACGTCTTCTGGCATGTCGAGTTCGCATCGGGTCTGCGGTCCTACGCGTGCTGGAAAGACACCCTGGACGGCGCGCTGAACTCGACCGGTGTGTACTCCGGCACCTGGCAGGACACCCGCGGGTTCAACCCGGACCGCCGCCCGGCGACGCTGCTCAACGGGCAGCGGTTCCGCCTGAACGGCATTCCGCCGTCCTTCTCGATTGGCGCGACCGCCGACCACGCCGGCTCGCCACTGTGGCGCGACACCGCGGTCGCTGCCCTGACCGGCTCGCAGACGTGGGAGTCGCCGGGATGGCTGGTCGGTTTCGAGGCCGACGAACCGGCTGACACCCACGTCAGCGAGTACCCGCCCGGCCTGATCCGGCTCTCGGAGATCACCCACTCGGTCACGGGCCTGCTCTCCGACGACAACGGGGCCACCTACACCGGCAGCGGCAACTACGTGCACGCCATGACCGCGTTCCCCAGCGCCGCCGGCATGGTGTTCCACGCAGGTACCGTGCAGTTCAGCTGGGCGCTCGACGACATCCACGACCGGCACCCGGGTGGATCGCTGGTCAGCGACGATCTGCGTCAGGCCCTGGCCAACGTCATCGCCGATCTCGGCCAGGTTCCGCCGGCGTACCCGTATCCGGCCGGCTTGGTGCTGCCGACCCCGGTGTCGTTGACCGAGTACGGCTTCCCCGACATCACCCCGCCGACCGCCCCGACCGGTCTGCAGGCCACGCCGGCCGAGACGCAGATCGCTCTGTCGTGGACGGCTGCCACGGACAACGTCGGCGTGACCGGGTACGACCTGTACCGCGACGGCGTGCTCGTGCAGGCCGGAGTCGCGGCGCTGACCTACACGTTCACCGGCCTGACCAGCGGCACGACCTACACCCTCGGCGTCCGGGCCAAGGACGCGGCAGGCAACCAGTCCGCGCTGGCCACTCTGTCCGCCAGGGCAGGAACGCTCGCCGTCACCCTCGCCGAGGTGAAGCGGCATGGCAACATCACCGGCACCGCGAGCGACGACGAGCTTCCGATCTTCATCGAGACGGCCCAGCAGATGATCGCCGACCTGGTCGGGCCGATCGTGCCGACCACCATCACGGCCGAGCTTCACACCGTCCGGCCCGGCACACTGCGGCTCTGGCTGCGCCACGCGCCTGTTCTGCAGGTCACGACCGTGCAGGTTGTCGGTGCCGCCGCTCCGCTCAGCGAGGGTAGCTGGCGCCTGGACGCGGAGTCCGGGGCGTTGTACCGCACCGTCGCCGGGGGCTACACGTACTGGTCGCACGCAGACGTCCTGGTCACCTACCAGGCCGGCCGTAATCCGGTGCCAGCTGCGCTCCGTTGGGCAGTCATGGAGCTGACCATTCACCTCTGGCGCTCCACCCAGTCCCAGCGTGGCGGTCGCGGCCGGTCGACCGGTGGTGAGGACCTGGCCCTGATCGGCGCCGGTTACGGACTGCCGAACCGGGTTGAGGACGCCCTGCGACCCTTCCTGAAGTCACCGGCGGTGCACTGATGCCCGTTGCCCTGACCACGGTGCCCGCCGTACTTACCGCTCTGGTCGCCCTGGCCAACACCACTCTCGTCGGCCAGGGAGTGACCGTCTTCGACGGGGCGCCGGACGTCGACAACCTGCCCGACGAGTTCCTGGCTGTCGGATTCACCCGGGACGAGGACGAAGCCGCGGTCGACGGCACGACCAACGACTCCGGCAACTACACCTCGAGCGAGGCGTACGACGTGCACTGCATCCTGTCGTGCGCCTCCGGCGACACCGACGCGTCCGCGGTCGCCGTCCGCCGCGCCCGTTGCGCTGACCTCTGGTCGCTGTTCGCCATCGCGCTGCGCTCGGACCCCACCTTGGGCGGCGTGCTCATTGCGGGCGCCCGCGCCGAACTCGGTTCCTGGTCCTGGATTTACGGCCCCAGGGCCAGAGGGGGCGTCTACGCCGAGGTTGAGTTCGACGTGACCGTGAACGCCGCGTATCTCGGGATGACGTGACGCGGTGGCTGACGACTTCGATGTCCGCGACCTGCGCGCCTTCATGCGTTCGATCCAGAAGCAGGGCCGCACCGAGCTGCGCAAGGAAGCCAACCGGGTACGCCGGTTCGTCCGGCGGTCAGCCCCGAAGAAGTCCGGCAACCTGCGCCGCAAGGTCAAGGTCAAGACCGGTGTCGACCAACACGGCCCGTGGGCGCGCGTGATCACCACCGCCCGGCGCACCACCACCACCAGCGAAGACGGCCACCGGACGACGTTCCGCTACGGCCTGGCGATCCAGCAGAAGCAGCAGTACCTCGAACAGGGCCTGCGGCGCACACCCCGTCGATGAGAAAGGACGAGGGATGACCTATCCCGGAGTGAATCTTGAGGACCTCGACCCGGATCGCCGGGCCGTCGAGGAGCGCCGCCGCGAGCGTGAAGAGGAGTTCGGCGCGTACGTCGCCGTGCAGGACATCCCCTGGGGCAACGTGCTCGCCTTCGTCGCCGGCGACCCGGTGCCGAAGTCCACTGTCGAACGTCTCGGCTGGCTCGACCTCGGCCTGGTCGCCAAGACCGGCACCAAAGCGGCCGAGGCTGCCACCCCCCGCGCGGTCCCGTCTCCCGCGGCTGCTGACGCCGCGTCCACCAGCAGCAAGCCCAAGAGCGGGGGTAACTCCTGATGCCGCTGACCATGGCGACGCCGTACGTCCTCACCGATCCCGGGTTCCTCTTCGTGGCGGACCTGGCCAGCGCGCTACCCACGATGGTGAGCGCCAGCAGCAGCTACGACGCCGACACCTGGCCAGTCGCGTGGAAGCCCTGGGGGCCGACCGAGGACGGCAGCGAATTCACCTACGAGATGTCGGTCGAACCGATCACCGTGGCCGAGCTGTTCAACGCGGTGAAGTACGCGCCGACCGAGGTGTCCGCGTCGATCGCGTTCGCATCGGTGGACTACACCCTGATGAACCTGGCCCGCGCAATGAACGCGCCGACATCCAACGTCACCACCGTGTCGGGCACTGCCGCCACCCTGTCGTCGAAGCTGGCCCCGCCGACGCCGTCTCAGATCGTGCGCCGCATGATCGGCTGGGAGTCGCTGGACCACACCCTGCGGTTCATCGCCTACCAGTGCCTGCAGGGCGGCGCGATCTCGTCGAGCTTCAAGCGGGCCCCCGAGAAGGCGGCCATCGCCATGACCTGGAACATCGAGCAGCCCGCCGCCGGCGACGCGTTCAACTTCTGGGCTGCTGGCACGCAGCGACTGGGGGCCTGATGACGAGTCTCGGCAGTCTCGGCAGACGAAAGCAGCCGGTCGATTTGGACTTCGACTGGTTCGGCCACACCATCCGGGTCGCCCCGACCGCCTCCGACCTGGTCGAGATCGAGTTCCTCGGCCAGGCGTCGCTGATCGATCTCGAGGCGGTCGACCTCAATGCTCAACTGGACGCGCAGGCGCTCGCCAAGATGGGCGCGGCGGCGGCGGCCGCCAGCAACGTTGCGATCGGGTCGGTGAAGAAGCTGATCCACCCGGACGACTGGGCCACGTTCTGGAAGGCCGCGGTCGACAACGGCCAGGACCTGGCCGACCTGATGGAGGTCCAGAAGGCGATCTCGGCGGCGGTCACGGAGGCCCGCAGCGGTTTCCCTACTGGGCGACCGTCCGACTCGTCGGATGGGCCCGCGACAACGCCGGAGAGCTCCGCGGCCGACTCCTCCTCGCCGGCTGCGCCGACGCGCTCCCTGCCGGCTGGCCTCAGCGACGCCGATCAGACTCTGGCTATGCTGCGTGGCCGCCCGGACCTGCAGGAGTTCGTGGTGATGCAGGAGGAGGCCGAGCGGAAGAGGGCAGCGGCGGTGGGCTGAGCCTCGCCGACCTGTGCGCGCTGGCCTACGTCATCAACCTCGAAGCGCTCGAACGGCAGTACCACATCGCCGCGCTCTCCGCGGCCACCTACCGCGCAGCCGGTGCGGAGAAGGTCGACCTGCCCAGCTGGGCGAAGGTCCGCGCCGACTTCGACGCGGACCTGGCTGCCGTGCCGGTCGAGGAGCGGCGGGACGTCAAGACGGTGATGTTGCGGGCACTCGGCCTGCGGTGAGGGGGTCCGATGCCGGGCAAGACCCTCGCCGACGGCTACATCGAGCTGCGCCTCGACGACACCAACCTCGACCCGGCGATCCGTGCGGCGCTGAAGAAGGTGCCGTTCAAGATTCACGGGCAAAAGGCCGGCAAGGAGGTCGGTGACGGCCTGGCGCAGGGCTTCGCCGATCGCGGCAGCATCTTCGCCCGCACGGCAGCGACGATGGCGGCCCGGCTGGCCGTCGTCGGTACGGCCGCTGCGGCGGCAACGCCTGGCGTCGTCCAGCTGACCGCGGCGCTCGCCCCGGCGGCCGGCGCCCTGGTGGCTCTCCCGGCCGCGATGCTGGCGGTGAAGGCGGCGTCCGCCACGCTACGGCTGGCGACGGCAGGTGTCAGCGAGGCGATTCAGGCTGGGCTCACCGGCAGTGCCGAGCAGGCGAAGGAGGCGATGGAGGGCCTTCCGCCCGCGGCCCGGGATTTCGCCGAGTCGATCATCGCGCTCAAGCCGCAGATCGAGGGCTTGCGCGCCTCGGTGGCCGAGCGGTTCTTCCTGCCGCTGCAGAACGACGTCGCGAAGACCGCCAACCTCTATCTGCCGCTGCTCACGAAGAGCATGTCCGACCTGGCCGGGCCACTCGGCGGTCTGGGTGAGCAGGTGCTCCGGTCGGCTCGTAACGCCGAGGTGATGCAGGCCGTTCGGGTTCTGTTCGACCAGACCGGGGTTGCGGCGGTCCGGCTGCGCGCCGCGGTCGATCCTGTGGCGCGCTCGTTCGCGGCGTTGATCTCGGCGACGGCGCCGCAGCTTCCCGGCATCGCTACGGGCTTCGCCAACATGGCCACGAACGTGGCGCAGTACGTACAGCGCGCCTCCGAGTCGGGCCGGGTCGTCGAGATCTTCAACAACGCCAAGACGACCCTCTCCGACCTCGGCGGGATCCTGCGCAACGTCGGCAGCATCCTAGGGTCGGTGTTCGGCGCCGCCACCGCCAACGGCACGACGCTGCTCTCGAACCTGCGCGACCTCACCGGGCAGGCCGCGGCGTTTCTCAAGGCGGGCGAGGGCAGTACGGCCCTGACCTCGGTTTTCAGCACGCTGAGCACGCTCGGCGGCCAGCTCCGACGCGCCCTCGGCGCGGTACTGCCGTCGATCGCCCAGGCCATCACCGCGCTCGCGCCGGCCGTGTCCGGGCTGGCCCCCGTGTTCGCTGACCTGGTCGTTGCGGTCGCCCCGCTGCTGCCGTACGTCACGCAGATCGCTGCGACGGTGCTGACCGCGCTCACCCCGGCGGTGGCTGCCTTGTCCGGGTGGCTGGCGCAGAACGAGGGCGTGGCGAAGGGTCTGGCGATTGCACTGGGCGTCACCCTGACCGCGATCAAGGCGTACAACCTGTACACCAGCATTTCATCAGTAGTCACAGCCCGCTGGGCGACCGCCAAGGGAGTCGCCACCCGCGCCGGCACCATCCTGACCACGGTGACCCGGGCGCTGGGTGTCGCGGTCCGGTTCGCAATGGGCCCCGTCGGCATCGCGATCACCGTGATCGGCGCTCTCACCGCGGCCGTGATCCTGGCGTACAAGAACAACGAGACCTTCCGGCGGATCGTCGACAGCGCCTGGAAGGCCATCCGCAGCGCGATCAAGGCGGTCGGTGACTGGTTCACCGGCACGCTGTGGCCGTCGCTGCGCAACGCCTATACCAGCTTGGCCAACGGCTTCCGCTCGCTGAAGGACACGGTGACCCGGGCCTGGGGCGGGATCCGCTCCGGTGTCTCGTCGGCCTACACGTGGGTGCGCGACAACGTTTTCAGCCCGCTAGCGAACTTCGTGACCAAGACCATCCCGGACAAGTTTCGCTCCGGCGTCGCGACGATCGGCCGGGTCTGGCTCGGCCTGCAGGAGCTGGCGAAGAAGCCCGTACGGTTCGTCATCGACACCGTCATCAACCAGGGCATCATCGGCACGTTCAACAAGGTCAGCGGCTTCTTCGGCGGCCCGAAGATCAGTAATGTCCCGATGCCCCGCGGCTTCGGCGACGGCCCCGGTCACAGTCACTCCGGCACGCAGCCGCCGAAGAAGGGCACCGGCGACGGCCTCGGCGACCTGCTCG